TCTGCTTGGCCTGGCAGAGCAGCGCTCGGTTGGTGTAGGCCGCCGAGCCGTCCGGTGCATCAACCGGCGTCAGGTTGGCCCAGGTGATCGCGTCGAAGACCTCATCGGCCGGCACGCTGGTGCGCCAAATCCAGGTGGTGGTCGGTGCGTTGAACCAGTCGGCCAGGGCCATGTCGTTGCCGGCGGCGATCAGCGCGGCGGCGGTCTGGTCGGCCATGGCCAGCGCCTTGAGGGTGGTGCATTGGGCGGGAGTCAGCATATTCAATTCCTCGGGTTATGGGCCAGCGCTGCGGCCCGGTCGGTAAAGCGGCGAACGTCGGTCACCCGCAGGTGCCAGACGCGGTATTCGCCCTGGAAGAGCAGGCCGCCATCGAGGGCGGCGCGGCGGGGCGGGATGTATTCGACGATGCGAACGCAGCGCCCGGGCCGCTGCTGGGCGGTACCGAAGTGGGGAATGAGGCCCCGGCAGCTACGGCTGCGCCGTGTCCATAGGTATTGGCGGCAGCCGCCCTCGACCCACAGCGCGACGGCGACGATCAGGCAGTTGCGCATCGGGCGCGCACCCTCGACCACGACCGCCACCAGCCACAGCGTGGCGAGCACCAGGCCGATGGTCAGCACGCCGGCCAGCCACAGCTGCAGCGCGAAGGCGTAGAGGGCGCCGAAGGACAACATCAGATCTGCAGCCACAAATCGTTAAGCGCCGGGCTGGCCGGCGCGGTGCTGGAGACGGTGATGGCCTGGCCGAGATCGACCCACGCCGTACCGTTGCACCAGTACGGGTGCCCGTCGGTCGTCAGCCGCACGACGACGCCGGCCAAAGCCGTCGTCGGCGTCGGCAGCACGGCGACGGCCGTGACCTGGTCGAAGCCGAGCGAGCGCATGGATCAGGCGTGAACCGTGACGCGCAAGGCACTTGCAGCCGGCGCAACGGCACAGCTGACGGTGATCGTATTGGCCGAGGTCGCCGTCCAGTCGACCTGCACCGCCACGTCGTCGGCATTCTGGCGGAACGACACCGTCACGTCCTTGGTATTCAGGTTGTGCGTGATCACGTAGCTGGTCGCCGAGCCGTCACCGAAGTTGGCGGCGTACTTGCGCACGACGACGGCGGTATCGATCGCCACCGCATCTGCGGCGACCGAGATACCGGTACCGGCGCCGACGTTGAAGTCGTTGCCCGACAGCGTGAGGCCGTTGCCGGCGGTGTAGGCCGAGCCGCCACCGAACTGGGCGAAGCTGAGCGCCGTGCTGCCCAGGGTGATCGTGCCGGTGGTGTTGCACACCCAGCGCGTGCCCCCGTTGGTCGTGCCGTTGCCGACGAAGACGGCGGCGCCGTTGATCTCGTTGGCGCTGTCGGCATCCGTCGCCCGGGTCGGCGCGCCGGAGGCATTGACGGTGTAGATCCCGTTTTCCGTGGCGGTCGATTGATCCTTGATCAGGATGCGGTCATTGGTCGCCAGCGTGACGCCATCGACCGTCGAGCCGTTGGCAAAACTGGAGGCCAGCGTGCCGGCGGCGGTGGTGGCCACGCGTACCTCGTCCTTCCAGGACATGCCGGCGACCTTGTCTTCGACGAACTGCTTGTTCGCGGCATCGGTGCCCGAAACCGGCGTCGCCACGTTGGTGATCTTGAAGCCGCCGGCCGAGAAGTCGGCGGTCGGTGCGGCCATCTGGTCGAGCCGGTTGGTGCGGACGGCGGTGTTGAAGTCGCTGATCGTCGCCGCCAGCTGCGTGCCGGTATGGTTGGTGCGTGCCAGCGGGTCGGCGGCCAGGTTGGCGAGCGGGATCCCGGTGCGCTTGGTCGCATCCACCGGGATCCAGGCGCTGCCGTTCCAGAAGTACGGCGTCAAGTTGACCGTATCGTGGTAGATCTGGCCGGCAACCGGCGAGCCGGGCGCGGATGCCAGGTTCTGAACCCGGGCGTTCTGCAGCTCGTTCTTGTTCAGGTCGAGATTGACGAGGTGCTTCATGGTTTTCTCCTCAGTTCAGGTAGGCAGCACCGCCAAAGGCGCCGTTGAAATGGACGATGACCTGGTTCGCCGAGATGTACTCGACATTGCCAACCACGGTGCTGCCAGCGGAATCGACCACCGTCACCGAGGGGTAACGCCCCAGGCCGTGATTGATGATCCAGTCGGCGGCAGGTACCGCCTGAATATGCGGGTAACTGGCGCCCGAAAGGCCGGGAGGGCCGGGCTCGCCCTGGAGGCCCTGCAGCCCCTGCGGCCCGGGCAGGCCCTGCTCGGCCACCTCGACCAGCTCGAAGGTATGGACCGGCAGCTCGATGACGGTCGGCTCGCCCGGCGCCTCGATGACCAGGTATTCCGCCGCGCGCAGCTCGATGACTTCTGCGCTCATTCGTTTTCCTCGACCAGCGCCAGGCTGCCGCGCAGCAGCAGCGATTCCTTGCCCAGCGAATTGGTGAAATAGAGCCGGTAGCGGGCGCGGGTGCCGGCCAGCTGGGTGTCCGTCTCGTCCAGGTCGATATCGACCGTGCCGGCAATGCCCCCCAGCACAATATGCCCGGAGGCCGTCGAGAACTCGACCGGTGCCTGGTCGGCGTCCAGCGGGTTATCGATGACCAGGCGCGCGCTGCAGCCGGTGAGGTCGACTGGCGTCTTCTGCGGCCCGGCCTTGTGGGTGTAGCCCAGGTGCCAGGGCAGGCCCTTGACCATCGCGTTGTGATCGCGCAAATCGAAACGAGCGCCCAGAGCGGCCATCATTCGTCCTCTGCGCCGTCGCTCACGACCTGCGTCGCAAACGCCAGCGGAAAATAGCCGAAGCCGTCGGTAATCAATGGCGCCGGCGGATCGATGGCGCGCACCAGGCCAATGCAGCCGGGGCAGCGCCAGCCGTCCAGCGCGGCGACGACCTCGGCCAGCAAGGGTGGCGCCTCGTTGCGCACCGCCTGCGCGCCGACGTTCTGGCGGGCATTCTTGACGACGACCACGACCAGCCAGATCTCGCGCCAGCGCGAGCTGCTGCCGTCGTCGTCGGACAGCGGCTGATAACTGTGCAGCACCACATGCAGCGCCGGCGTTACCTGCGACTTCTCTTTAACGCCCGCCAGGTCGGCGGTCGAGAAGACGTTGTCGCCCGCCGTCGGGCACTTGGCCTTGAGGCGGGCTTCGATCAACGGGCCGGCGTCGAGCAGGGCCATGTCAGCTTCCGGTAAAGGGCGAGGTGCGGCGCCCGGTGACGATCTCGACCAGCCCTTGCGCGCTGGTTTCGGTCGGCGCGGCGGCAGCCTCGAAGCGCATGCGGCCGGCGGCAATGGCCACCAGCAGCGCCCGCGCCTTCTCGGCACGATCCGTCACCACCTTGGTCGGCGACTCGTCATAAAGCGATTCGCGCGCCAGATCGCAGGCGATGCGCGTCAGCAGCTCGGGCACCGGCACCATCGGCAGGGCGTAGCGCCCGACCAGCGCGGCGTCGATCTCGGCGTCGGCATCGCCCAGCGCCCGCGCCACCTTCTCGGCGTCGATCTCGCCCGTGCCATCGACATCGGCCACCTGGGCGACGTCGCCAAAACGGGAAAGCAGCTCGGCGAGGGTGGCGTAGGCCATGGGTTACTCGACCTCTTTTTCTTCGCTGACCAGCGGAATGACGACCAGCAAGGGCTCGGCCAGCAGCGCCTCGATCTGCTCGGCGGTGAATTCTTTAACCGCAACAGTCACCTCTTCGGCCGGCCAGGCGCGACCGGCACGACGAAACCCGGGGCGCAGCGACTTGATTACCAGATGGGACGGCTTGATTTCTTGATCCTGTTTTGATTCTTCGGCTTTGGATTTCGGGGGCATGGCAATCTCCTGGTGGTTAGGTCAAACGCTCAAAAAAGCCCCCTCTCGACGAAGGGGCTCGGGTTCAGCGTTCGAAGGCGATTAGCCGAGGCGCGGATCGACGATGAGATTCACCGCCTTGTAGTTGGTGTTGCTTTCGCCGGCGGCCAGGTATTCCTTCATCAGCAGGGCTTCGGCCTCGACACGGCGGCTGGGGCCGCAGACCAGGTGCGTGACGGTCACACCAAGCACCGAGCCATCGGGCCGGCGCTGCGTTTCCATCCCCAGGCGACCGGCGTTGAAGGCCGTCGCGTCGAGCGTCGCCTTGGAGCCGTAAGCCAGCTGATGGAAGCCGAAGCCAGCCACGTAGCGGCCGTCGGCGCCGTAGAGGAACTCCTTGTGCATGAACACGTACTCGGAATCCGGACGGGTCAGCGACACGAATTCGGCCTTCTTGCGCTCCTGGAAGATCAGGGGCTTCATGAAGGCGCGCGAGAGGTCCATCAGGAACCAGGGAGCACCCGCACCGCCGCCGGTGTTGCTGTAGGCGGTTTCGGCGCCCGCAGCGGTGTAGCCGACGTGATCGGTATCGAAGAAATACTGACCGTCGAAGCCCAGCGTCGAGAAGCCCTGCGGCAGCAGCCCCCAGACCAGTTCGTCCGGATGGCGGGCAACGACCTCACCCTGCATCGACAGCATCGGCGTGTAGATGCCGAGCTTGTCGTCTTCGATGGCTTCGCGCTTGACGCCGATAGTGTGCTCGTAGGTCTTGTTCTTGAGCTGCGCGGGGCTCGATTCCAGGTTATTGATCTGGCGCTGGCCAACCCATTCGCGCATACCCGGCAGATCCTTCATCCAGCCGTAATTCTCGGTATCGGCCGTCGAAGGAACGCGCATGGCGACCAGGTCGAGCGAGGGCTTGACGGAGCCAAGACCTTGCAGGAAGGCAGCATTGAAACCCTGTTGCAGGGCCAGCAATACGGGGGCGGTAATTTGCATGGTGACTCCTTATTGACCGATCTTGACCCAGACGCCATCCGCATCGACGGCGATGATCTTGCCGGCGACGGAACGGGTGCTGGAGCCGTTGGTTTTGGCGACCGTCTGGTCGTCGACGATGTAGCAGTCGGCACCGACGTCGGCCTGGGCGATCAGATCGCCGGCAGACGAGTTGCCGTACTTGAAGGTGCCGCGCTTGACCTGCACCGAGATGGCGCCGTTGGCGCCGCCGGTGTTGTCGGCCGTTTCTTCGAAGCGGCCGACGGCGATCAGGCCAGTGGCGACCGTGCCCGGCGCGGCATAGCCGGCGTTGAGCACGGCGATCCCGCCCTGGAGGGCCTTGACGTTGGTCTTGACCGGGTAGCCGACCACATCGCCAGCGCGTTCAAGGGTGTTTCGAGCAGCGGTGAGTGCAGCCATGGTTCAAGCCTCCTGTTTGCCGGTGGCGAACTGTTCGGCGGTCAGGCCCAGGGCCTTCATCACCGCCAGGTCGGCGCCAGTAGATTGATTACCCTTGCCGCCGAGATCCTTGCCGTCGGACTGCATGCCACCCAGTGCGGCGATGGCCGGCGTCTTCTCGACGTAAGACTTGAGCGCGGCGAGGTTGGATTTGCCCAACTCGACCGCCCATTCCTTCTGGGCCGGCAGCAACTTGCCGGCGGTCAGCGCAGCCTCGACCACATCGGCCACTTCGCCGTCGTTGAGGCGCGAGGTGAGCGAAGCCACCTGCGTCTGCAGCTGCTGCATGGTCTCGACCGGCACGAACTTGGCCGGATCGGGCGACTGCGCCTTGAGCGCCGCCACCTGCGTATTCAAACCGTCGGCGGAATCCGCCTTGGCTTTCAGCGCCACGGCAGCCGAAACGGCCTCCGCTTCGCCGGTGTTTTCCGCCAGGCCAAGGGCGGCCAGCAGCTTCTTGAGGGTTTCGTTCACGGGGGGGTCCTCCTCGGTGGAAAAATCGTTAAGCGCCGTCAGGGCGACGGCGGCCATGCCGTGCAGACCAGGGTTATTGGTCAGCGCGGCCATGCGCAGATCGAGCACCTCGCCGGTGGCGCGGTCGTATTCGAAGACAGGGGAAATGAACTTGTATTCGCCGTCGGCGATATGCCCGGCCGCAGCCGGCGTCCAGTCGACACTGGCGAACAGGCCTTCGCCGTCGCGCCATTCCAGCGCGCGGCCGGCAAACCAGCCGGCAGCCGGCGCGGGCTGGCCGTTCTTTTCAGAAAACAAGGTCTGGTGCTCGTAATCGATCACCAGCGGATTGGCGCGAGCGGCCACCCTGGCGATCAGCCGGGCAGCAATCGCGCCATCAATCTTCCAGTGCGGGGCATCAGCCGGACGACCGGAGCCGTCAGCCGCGCGAAACGCACCGGCCGGCAGCAGCTGCACCGCTTGCCCGGCGGCAGGGAGCGCCGCAGCCAGCGCAGCAACAGAGGTCTTTGGTTTTGGATTCGCCATGCCGCCGATTGTGATCGGCGGGGGGCGCGTCGGTCAGGGGAAAGGGCTTGGACGCCCTTGCGTAACCGGAATTACATCTAAGGCAGCGCCTGCGTGATCGAAATCACCTGCACGGTGTCACCGGACAGCACCGCCTTGCACCACCAGCTGCCGCGTACGAATCCGCCAAAGCCATTCTTGGCCCGCCCGAAAATCTGTCCCTGAAACTCGGAGGCGCTTAGCGGAACACCTTCGAACCCCTCGACCTGCGCAGAATCCGGGTCGCGCAGGACAGCCGTCCAGGCAGTCACGCAGGCACGGCGCCCATTTTCGATGATTACACGACTTTGGGCCGCGGCAGCCGCTGCACTGGCAGCCTGCGCGGCCGCCTTGGCCGCTGCTGCCTTGGCCGCATCTTCTGCCAGGCGCTGCTCCGGCGTCAGCTTTTCTCGACGCCAATACTCTGCCGTTGCTGCCTTGGCCTGGTCGCGCCTTTCAAAATATCCGGAAACAGCGGAAATTGCAGCAAATGCCAGGATGGCCAGCAGGATCGTGAGCAGTGCAGCCAGCGCGCGCATGAACGGAGACTTTTTTTCGAAAAACATGACGCCCCCAAAAATTCAAAAGGGATAGTGTGCGCCGCTTTCGTTTTCCCTGCAAACACGGGATCGAGCGCGACAGGTCGACGCTGCTAAACCGCGAACCTGCTTTTGCTCGACCGCCATACAACCAACAATGCCGCCACGGCTTTCATTAACGGTAACTTAACGCGGGTGTTTTTTGCCGGGAATACCAGCGCCCCACCTGACCCCTAAAATCGATTACAGCGCGATTGTGAAGGCCGGCCAAAAAACGGGGGTTTTACTTTCCGAGCGCCTGCTCAAGAAAGCGGTCGAGAATTTCCAGCACCTCGGCTTCGTCGCTGGCGGATAAACCGAGAAACGGACGGGCTTTGATGTTGCCTTTTTTGTCACCGAATTGATGCACCGCCGCGCCGCCTTCCCATTCGCCGGCAAAGCGGTTGGTGCCGATCTCGACACTGTTGCGGCCAGCGAGCTGGTAGCGGATCGTGTCTTGCAGCACGCCGGTCGCAACCAGGGGCTTTTTGGCAATGAAAGCGCTGGCGCCCTTCTTGGTCATGCGCCCGGTCTTGGCGCTGTAGGCGCCGCTGATCTCGGCCAGCCGACCCAGCACGGTGGCCAGCGCGTTAGGCTTCCACTTCTGGCCATCTGGCGCCGTGCTGGTGGTAAAGCGCTGCTTGGTGGATTCGGCCACCAGTTCGCCGATGCCGCGCATGGCGGGCGAGAGGTCATCAAACTGGCGGGCGATCTCGTTGAGGCGCGCCAGGACGGCGGGTGTTTCGAGGCGGACGGTAATACTGTCGGTCATACCCCATCTCGCGCTTGCTTGAGCGCCTTGCGAATGCCTTCGCTGACGTTGCCATTGCCCAGGCGTGTGGCGATAGCGATGCTTTCGGCGTCGAGGTAGGTATTGACCTTCTTTCCCCCCGCCATCTCAGACGGGCGGCCAGCGGTGCCCAGTGCTGCTGCAACCTTTCGGCCGTCCAGGGAGCGAATCACGGAAGCATTGACCTGGACATAAGCGCCGGTTGCCTCAATGCGCACCAATGCGCCGGTATCAGTTTCGTCCCTGGTCACTGTGCCGAGCGCAGTTGAGTTGGCAGGGAGTGTGTTTGTGTAGAGCCGCCAATTACCGTCTGTATTGACGGTAAGGCGGCCACGATTTTCGTGCGTCATGGCCGCTATCCCTTTTAGCAGTATTCGCCGGTTTCGACATCCAAGAACACATCTACATAGATGTCGTCGAACTTGTAGCCAATGTTATTGGTATGGCTGAAAACCTTGGCATACGCCCAACGGTCGCCGCCGCAGCGTTCTTTGGTGAGGCGCATCTTGATGGCGCGCAGCGAACGCTTGCCGTTGTAGATTTCAGTGGTTCCAACTTCGCCTTCGCCAGAAACGATGCGGATTTCGTTGGTTTCGATTAGCTTGGTAACGGTGGTCATTTTCAACTCCTACCCCTGATTTCCCGAGGTGCGGCTGGTTGGCTTTGTTGCCTTCCATGAGTTCTATTATATACGCACAAAATTTAATTGCAAGTGTTTTATGCGTATCTAACAAATTATTTCCCCAGCGCTTTTTTTAGCTCCGCCAGCGTAAACCCAAGCCGCCCCTGGATTTCGGCTATGACTTTCGTCGTCGCCTGTTTATTCGCGGCGACGAGTTTTTGCATCTCGGCATTCCAGGCGGCGCGCCGAATCGCTGTTTCTTCCGCTGTCCATACCGCTGCAAAAATCCTGTCTTCGATCGCCCTGATCTTGGGCGCATAGATGTTTGCTAGAGCCTCTGACTTAGCCTCAAAAGCACTGTAACCGGCGCCGCCCTCATTGACCAGCCGGTCATAACCCTTGAGGTATTTGATTTTCGCGCGCTCGGCATCCCATTCGGCATTCACTTTGGCGAGGTTTTTGCGTAGATTGGCAACCGTATCGACAGCGACATCCACCGCCAACGCCTCCCCTAGCGCCGTCGGCAGCGTCTCCACCTTGGCCTGGACCAGCCTGCGCAGATCGTCGGTCACGCTAGCCCCCGGCGCATACCCCCAGCTCTTGTCGATCCCCGGCAGCGTGCCGCCTTCGCCGGGATCGTCCCAGCCGGCAGGCGGTTCGGTGCGGTCGTCTTTGCGCGGGGCGACGGCGGCGACGACGCGGCAGCGGCAGCCCCAGCCATTGGGCGGGCTGTGGGTTTTCCAGAAGGGGTGGTCGTGCGGCAGGGTCAGGCCATTCCAGGCCAAATGCAGCGGGCGCGGGTTGAGCACGCTGTCGTTGTGCACATAGCGCCGGTAGGGCATGAGCTTTTGCAGGCCGGGGTCGGCGAGCTGGGCTTCGCGGCCGGCGGCGTAGCTACTGCGCAGGTTGGTTTCGTAAATGACTTTGGTGCGCCAGGCGAAACCGCCGGGCGTGCCTTCGCCTGTCCAGCCTTGCCAGCCGTGATCGGCGACGACCTTGCGGAAATCCTTGCGAAACGTCTCCAGCGTGGTGCCGGTGCTGATCGCCTTGTCGACGGCCTGGGCCAGATCGGCGAGCAGATCGGCCTTGGTGGCGCCGGCCACGACAAAGGCGCGGTCGTGCTCGGCCTGCCAGATATCGTCCCACTTGTCGGTGGGCAGCCGGAGCTTTGCCCGGAAGAAGTCGATCTGCTCCTGGAAGCCGAGATCGAAGCCGCCGATCAGTGAGGGCTCAGCCATTGGTTTGCGCTGCCGTGACTTCGACCACTTCAATCGGCCGCGTGCGCCGGACGGTCGGCGCCGGCGCCTCTGAGGTTTTCAGGGCGGTGTCGGCCATCGTGCCGAGTGCCCAGCCATAGGCGACGGCGTAGGCCCGGGCGGTGTCCTGGCTGTCGAACTCGACCTCGACGGTGATGCGCAGACGGGTCATTTTTTAGCCAGGCGACGGCGCTTTTCGCGGCGAGCCGGGGCGATTATCTTGCGAAAATCCTGGCGGAACATCTCCAGCGTGGCGCCGGTGCTGATTGCCTTGTCGACGGCCTGGGCCAGATCGGCCAGCAGATCGGCCTTGGTGGCGCCGGCCACGACAAACGCGCGGTCGTGCGCAGCGGCAAGAAGCGTGCGAAGCATCAGACGCCTCCCAGCACGTCAGCCCGACCACGCAGCTCGATCGCGCCGAGCGCCAGGGCCATGACTTCGACCAGGTCGCTGGCGGGCAGGTCGTTGTAACGCGCCAGCAGCTGTTCGCGGAACTGCTCCAGGCTCTCGGCCTTTGCCAGCATGCCTTCGATCTCGTCCAGCCAGCGGGCGACTTGTGCGTCGCCCTGGGTGGCCAGTGCGGGGGTCAGGCGGTCGGCGGCATCCTGCTCGGCAACCGGCAAGGCAGCCTTGAGCGCTGCCTGGGCCGGGTCGGCTGCAGCTGCATTCGTTTTTGCCTGTTTTCCACCGTCGACCGCAACCGGCGGCGGTGGCTCGGGCGCGCCAAATACCGCTTCGTTTTCACCGGCCTCCGGGATGCGCAGCTTTTCGTGCACCCAGCTCACTGGGATACGAGCGCCGCCAGCGGCCAGCGTGGGCAGCGCATCGGCGTAGAGCTTCAAATCTTCGGCTTCGCCCAGGTCGAACTCAAAGCGCGGGCAGCGGCGCAGGTTGTCGAGGCCGGAAAGGTTGAAAGCGAGCAGGGGATAGACCAGGTCGCGCGTCAGCGTGCCGGCCACCGAGCGGGCATCGGCACGCTTGATGTCTTCGCGTACCTCGCCTTGCAGATCGGCGACGCCGCTGCCCATGCCGGTGGCCTTGGCCTCGGCGCTCAGCACCTGGCCGAGGATCGCCTTCGACTGGCTGCGCTCGGCCCAATCGACCATCGCCAGATGCACCGATCCGTCGCCGGAGCCGGTCACCTTGTTGATCTCGATCTCCATCTCTTTCGGCATGATGGCGCGGGCGTCGTGCCCGAGCGCCGTCACGGCGCGCATCAGGCTGGCTTTCTCTTCTGGCATCGCGCCCTGGTAATACTTGCCGAGGATGATCGGCAGGCCGTAGGTCTCCAGAAATTCCGCGAAGTCACCCACCGCATAGCTCTTGTAAATGAACGGCCAGACCAGCGCGCGGTACAGCGGGGAACGTGAGATATAGCCCGTCTTCGGCTTTTTCGGCTGGTGCATGATCCAGCCCATGCTGACCAGCGGCGCGCCGTCGGCGGTCGCGTCATTCAGCCGCAGTTCGCGGCGCTTGCCGTCGAGGCGGAACCAGTCCTGCGGGCGCGGGTGGAACTTCGGCAGCCGCTCGCCGCCCATCAGCCCCCACTCCAGCTCGATTGGCGCGAAGCCGTGCCCGACCCCGTCCATCATCGCCAGGATCACGTCTTCAAGGTCGTCGACCGCGTTGCGAAGCACGTCCTCGACCCACGCAGCCGCCTTCTTTTCGGCGCGGCTGGCGTCCGGCGGCGGGGCAATCGACCAGTCCAGCGTGTTGATCGCGCCAGCTCGCTTGGAAAACTCGCACTCGAGGTGCGTGTCGCGGTCGATCATGTCTTCGAACAGCCGGTGCTGCGCCGTGATGTCGCCCTGGTCGGCGCGCAGCAGGATAGATGCCGCGCGCGCCGGCGTCAGCCCGGAAAGCTGGCCCTCGATATAGGTGTTCTGCAGCGCCACGACACGCGCCGTCTGCGGCTCGGCAACTGCCTTGACATCAAATGGCTGGCCGTACTGGTCGATGAGTTTTCCCATGATGCGTCCTTAAAACATGCGCCGGCTGGTGTCGCCGTTATCGTCGTTGCTGCCGCTGCCACTGCCCGAAGTCGGGTGGCGCGAGATGGACTGAAAACCGCTCATCGCGCCGATGGTCCCGCCGCGCGTGCTGACCAATTTCCACAGCAGGTAAAGCGCTGACAGGCCATCGTAGTGATGACCAGCCTGCTTTTCCGGCCAGGAATCCAATTGAGCGAGCAGGAGAGTTAGCGCCGGGTTGAACAAAATGCGCGGCTCGAATGCATCGTTGATGTATGGCTCCAGGCTGTCGTAACGCACCTCTGGTGCCACCGATTCAGTGTGGCCGATCAGCGGCAGCGGGACTCCGGCCTTGAGCGCATTCGTCGCGAACGTCTGCCGGCTGTGCTCGTAAGCGTTGTTGTTTTCGAACATGATCGCCAGGCAACGGAATTCGCGCTGGAATGAAATCAGATCGGCCTCCAGCTTGCTCGGCAAGCGTCGTTTCATTGCGGCGTACTCGACGTGCAGCTTGGAGCGCTCCCGATCCCAGGCGCCAGCCATGATGCAAGACGGGTCCGACTGCTGCCCGTTTCCCATCGACGGATCGCACGCGCCGAACATGAGCCAATGCTGCAACCGTGAAACGTAGAAGCGGATGTTGCTGAAAATCTTGTCTTCATCGCTGCGCGGCTCGCCCTGCATTTCAGTGCCGAAGGCGCGGGCGTTTTTCGCGCGCTGGCGCATCAGCCAGAATAGCGAGCGCACGGAAGGCCATGAAATTTCGGCGCCGGCATCCATGTCAGCCTGGTGTTCCAGGTAAAACAGGTACGACGGGAGCTGCTTTTCCTCAAGCACGACGCCACGGCCAGCAGCGGCTTCTTCTGCCGGCTTGTCTTCATTGAGCATGATCGCCTGGCACTCCTCCCACAGATCCATGCGGGTGGGTAGCGACTCGATGGCGCGAAAATGATGCACCAGGTGGCCGATGGCCTTCTTGGCCCGGCTGATCGGATCATCCTTGTTGAGGATGGTGCCGACGCCGACGAACTTGACCGTACCATCTGGCGGGCCCAGAAAGTCGACGGCCTTTTCCAGCCAGTCCCAGCGGTTGTCGCGCTCGGTCGGGCTCTTGGCTTCCTTGTCGGTGATCAAGTCATCGCCAAGGAGCAGCTTCGGGCGGCTGGCGCCAGAGAAGGTGCCTCGGATGGCCTGCTCGGCGCCAAAGGCTTCCATTTTGACGCCAGACCTGGTGGTGAACTCGCCGATCTTCCACTGCTTTGTCGCCCCGCAGGCCTCTGGGAAGTCGAGCGCCAGCGCCGCGTTAAATTGCAGCTCAACTTTAACGACTTCGAGGAGCTTGGTCGGCAGCTTGGTTTCGGCGCCAAGCATGTTGATGTAGTCGATGAAATACGGCAGCGGCCGGTCGGCTGGCCAGCCTATTTCCTTGCGGACACTTTCCTTCTGCACCAAGGCAATGACGGCACACCACACCGGGCCGACCTTGGTCGTCAGCGACGACTTGGCTTCGCCCCGGGGCGCGATCCACCACTCCTTGGCGCCGGACGGCTTGTCCAGAATCTGCGGGTAACGCTCGAAGAAATGCCGATGGAAATTAGACGCCGGTGGCCGGATATGGTGCGGCAGGTAGGTGTAGGCGAAGAACTCGAAGTCGCGATCAACCAGCACCCGGCGCCGGCGCTCAGCCCGTGCGGCCGGAGAAGGATCAAGGCCAACCGACCGCGCCTCGGCCTCTGCTCGAGCAGAACGGGCGATCTCCTCCAGCTCGAGGAGGAAGTCTTTTTCGGTAGTTTGGTTATTGGCCATCGCGCAGGGCAACCTTTACCGGCCCTTTACAACTGGATTGATGACCGTCGCGCCGTTGAATAACGCCACAAACCATGCAGTGCGTCCAACGGACGGCGCCATGCGGCGGCGCCCACTGATGTCTGACGATGCCGGCCGGCTTCTTTTCCTGATCACCCATATGCCCTCGCCAGCTCCTGCCCGAACGGGCTGAGCAGCTCGCCAAACGAGCCGGCATGCTGCGGGTAGTTTTCGCGGATGAAGCCATTCAGGCGCTTGAGAACATCCGTGGCCACGGCCAGCTTATCGGCCTCGGGCATCATCGACTTGCCAGCAGCCTTGAGCTTGGCCACCGTATCGCCCAGGGTGGCCATTGCCTTGATGGCGTCGGTCGGCGACATCTGCTTTTCAGGATCAGCGTTATCGATCTGCTCCAGCAGCGCCTCGCACCGCATCAACCCGGCCGCGATAATTCGCCCCATGGCCTGCTCGATGCCGCCACCGGCAACGATCAGCGAGGCGGCGCGGAACTTGTCCCAGTCGTCGCCCTCTTCGCGCGCGCTGCGGAACCAGTTGCGGGCGGTGGCGTAGGGTACGCCGGCCTTGTCGGCTGCGGCTTCCAGCGGCAGACCGCCGATGTAGGCGGTGCGCAGTTCCATGCGCTTTTCGGGGGGGTGGGCCATCACGCCTCTCCCGGAAACTTCGCGCGCAGCGCGGCGATATCGCGGCCGCGCTCGCTGCATTGGGCGGCTTCGCCGTTCCAGCGGATCAGGCCCATTTCGGCCAGCCAGTCGAGGTCGGCGCGGATCAGGTCGATGCTGGCGACCAGGCCGTGCACGCTCTCCAGCTCTTCGCGCAGCTTGAGCGGCGTCGCCATCGCCCAAAAAAACAGCGTGGCCAGCAGCGCCTTGCGCCGGGCGGTTTCGCGTTCGGTGCTCATTCCATGCCTTTCTTGGTGATCTGCGCCATGATTAGGCGCAGCAGGTCGCTCTGGCTGCGTGTCTCGCCGATCAACTGGTTCAGCTTTTCGTCGGTGCGGGTTTGCGCGTGATAGACGTTGGCCAGGTCGTGGTGCGTTGGGGCGCCCTTGCTGGTGGCGATCAGGCCGGATAGGTCTTTTTCGATGGTATCCATACGCTCCGCCTGGTCTGAAATGCGCTGATTGGTCTTGTCGTTCCGGCGTTCGATGTAGAGCCAGGCCGCGTTGGCGATTTGGCCGAGCAAGGCGATAGCGAGCAGCACGTCGCGAAATTCCAGGCCGATCATTCCGCCATCCCCCAATCCGAGAAACCATGCTTTTCGATCATCGTCTGGCAGTCGATGCAGGTGGCCACGCCGGGCACCGCACGGCGGCGGGCTTCGGGGATCGGCTCGTCGCACATCTGGCAGACCTCGGCGCTGTCGGCCACCGTCTTTCCGGCCAGGCCGGCCCGGCGCGCCTGCGCCTGCAGGGCGTCTTCGCGCTGGGCTTCCTCGATCTCGGTGGCGCGGTCGAATTGGTCAGTCACTCGGGGCTTCCTCGAAAAATTCCCTCAGCGCATCGACCCGGCCTCGGCAGGTGTCGAAGCTGCGCCTGGCGTGGGCGGCCCATAGGGCGATGTCGGTATCGGTGGCAAAGGCGGCATCGGCGCCAGCAGGCTGGCCGGGGGTGGCGGGCAGGTCGGCGGCCTTGAAGCCGGCGGCGTCGTTGAGCAGGCGCACAGCAGCGCCAGACAGACAAGGCTTGCCAGTAGTGAATTTACGCAGCGCATTGCGGGTTTCCTCCAGGGCGGTATCGCGGGTGGCTTCGGCAGCGGCAGCGCGCGCCGCCAGTTCGTTGCCGCGCTTGGTCGCGTCGGCGATCTCTTCGGCGGCGGCCTGAGCATCGCGGGCGCGCTGGTCGGCATGGGCGCGTTCGATACGGTCGATCTCGGCATCCTTGCGCCAGCCTTCGGTCACCCAGCCGGCCGCAAAAAGCAGCACGGCGATGACGGCGACGATCACGGTCTTGATGGTTTCCGGGTTCATTGGCCAATCCATTTCGCGGGGTATTCGCCGGTCAGGCACAGGCGCGTCATTTCCTGCCGGCGCGTCCAGACGCCACCGCAGAAGGATTTCCACTCGGGCGCGCGGCAATCGCGCATCTGCACCTGGTAGAAATCGAGCATCGTGTTGCAGGCGTCTTCGTAGCGGCCGGCCTGCAGCTTGGGGATGATCGACGACCTGCAGACGTTCCCCGGCCCGACGTTATAGACCAGGTCGGCATAGGCGTCGTATTCGTACTGGTGCAGCGGCACGTTTTCGCCCAGGCAGGCCTTAAAGGCGCGTTCCTTGAGGCGCAGATCGCGCACGGCGCGGCGCGCGGCGCGCACCGGGTCGGTCTTGTCGCCCAGCTTGAGCGGCTCGCCCGCGTCGCCGGTGGTGCTGCCGAAGCCGTTGGTCGGCG